TACGCCGTATACCTTTTTTGCGTCGATTTGTTTTGCCATAACTTACTTTACTATAATGATACAAAATACTTTTTATGTCATTTCAATAGAAACCATTCTCCGTCAATTTTTCAGCGTGTTCATACCCCTGAGGTTTTGAGATCAACTACTTTGTTCGCTAGTGCCTTTTCAACGTCAAAGAACCACACTTTTTTACCGAGAGAGGTAGCATTGTCATTATAATAGCGAGTAAGTAGTTCGAGAACAACACATAGAGCTGGACGCAAAATAGCATCGGCATCCAAGAAACGTGAGAAGAATCGTGTCGATGATTGTCCGTACGGATTTTCTGCTAAAATACTCGTTAGACGTTTGATAATATCGATTTTGCCGATAATCGTACAACGAGCCCCCTTGTTATTACGTCGATCATTAATTTCTTTCAAATGGAACACCATTTCTCCTTTCTTAAAAAGCCGCATGAACCCGATATGGGGGCGTGTAATCTGTACGGGAATGAACAATGTTCTTCTCAGTTCGGATTGCAAGTCGCGTATCTCGGTCGGCTCAGCTTCCCGCCATTGTTTCGTGTCCTTATTCTGAACATACAGGCCGATTTTATTTTGCTTTGCGAGAACAATCCCAACGATATCGCCAGAACGGATCAGTTTTTGGTCGAAATAGTCGCGAACAATAGATTCAATCTCCATGGATTCGAGAAACACGGATTTTTGGTAGAGAGTATCAACGAGCACAAGTTTGTCTTCTATGCCAAGGACATCTAAATAATGAGATACAATGTATTTCTGGATCAACACTTCTGGAATGCCATCAGGTCCGATCAAATCCTTGTATATACGGCTCAAATGAATATACCAATCGGTTTCACCTGCATCGATTTCTATCATGCCAAGTGTCTTGTCTCGGTTTATCTTATCGACCACGTCGATCAGTGCCTGTAAAATGTCTCGGTAAGTCTTCCCTTTCACATCCGCGACAACTGCCGATTCACTTTTCATTGGTAGCACAGACGGTAGGTTGTATGACTTATCAAGAGGAAGTTCCATTTCTACGTCTTTTTGTTTGAAATCGACGGGAACAGATCGCTCTAAAATAGAGGCATGTGGATCTGTTATCTCAATGGGTTGAAATGCATATACATCGTCCGCATTCATTAGGTTCCCACTTCTACCGTATTTATCCACCAACAGCTCATTGTGATTATCGACAAAATGGGACAATGTATAATCAATGTGTTCAATTGGATATTCTTTGGCCACCTGAATTGCCCGAATCAGTTTTTCACGTCGATAAAACGGTTGTTCCTTGAACAATGCTCGTATTCGTTTCACAATAGCAGAATAGTTCATTTTGGCGAAATCCCCACTATATGTGGTCTTGTTGATGGTAGATTCGTCGCTAATATCCGCGGTCGGACTGCAAACAAATGTGCAGTTGTCCATATAATCGCAAATTTCAGTTCCAGGACGATCTCCAATGCGATATTCAATGTCAATATTACTAGCTAACGATAGTGTTGTGTTCTGATTTTCCACGAGCGAATTGAGTTTGTCAATGGTAAAATTGGTCTGAGCAATGTTGAGAATACAATCAACGGCGGATTCTTTTAACAGTCTGGAAACGCGACCGATTTGAATCGATTTTTTTTCGGCGAACCGGTATACATATAGATCTGCGGGTTCTTCGTCTTCAATCGGAGACGTCGCGTGCAGATAAATTTCTACATTACGTTCCTTGAATGGTAGAGAGCAATGACTTTGATTGCGTACAGCGCGACCGATGATCTGTTCCGCTCGGTTCATGTTATACCAGGGTTCTAATATATGCATTTGTCGAACGTTCTTGAAATCGAGACCTTCTGCTGCGGCTTTGGTTATCAAAATAACACGGACCTTTTCGCCATTCATGTTGGTCGGATCGGTAGCATATTTTAAATCAGCCAGATTATTGGGCGAAAAAGCCTTGTCGCCAGTGATCATAACATATTTTGCTGGATTATATCTTGTTGAATCACCCAATTCTTCGCGCGTCATCAATGTAGTCGAATCAACAGGATCGGTGGGTGGATTTTTGAACAGAGATTTTGTATAACTGGCTGATCCATAGCGAGTAAATCCCATTTCCTCAAGCGCGAGAGCAACTGGTACGACACCTCCGTCAATATATTGTGAATAGATCATAATAATACCTTTCGATTTCCTTATAATATTGCAGATGTTTGCAATTTTTCCACTGTATTTGGACAACTCGTCTGGGTGGAACATATGCAGATCCGTTTTGTATTCAAAATCATAACGGAGCTCATATGGATTACGAACATTTTTGTATTTCATAACATTGGATAGCCCTTGTTTACCAATCATGTTGCGTATGAGTGATGAACGTTCTTCCAGTTGAGTTTCTTCTGCACTAGTTTCCAGACGAACCTCGCCGCCCATTTGTTTTACTTCCTGTTCCTTCTCTTCCTGTTCCTTCTCTTCTACTTCTTCCTTTTCTTCTACTTCCTCCTTTTCTTCTACTTCCTCCTTTTCTTCTACTTCCTCCTTTTCTTCTACTTCCTCCTTTTCTTCTACTTCCTCTTCCTTCTCTTCCTCTTCCTTCTCTTCCTGTTCCTTCTCTTCCGTTTCCTTCTCTTCCTTTTCCTTCTCTTCCTTTTCCTCTAGTTCTGTTTCTAACTTGGGCTCATTGTAAACAAACTCGTTATTAGGGAAAACAATATTGAGCGCTTCTATTGGTTCCTTCAATTGTGTATATCCCAATGACTCCATATTTTCAAACGTAGGCATACTATGAGCGTCAGTTTGATCACTTGATCCAACAATGGATGCACGCATATTTTCAACAATCATTTTGTATACTTGTTCTTGGTAAGCTCCTAGTGGACGGTGGTAGACAGGAATATGTTTGATAGGAGCATTCACAGTTTGTCCGTTCATTTGCACCGTTGGATAAGGAGTATTTTGCATAGTGTTCTCAGGAGAAAAATCTGCCGGATAAATGCGATAGGGAAACGTATAGGGATTTTCACCACGAACATAGGATATGTACCCAGTTAGTTTACGCTGTAGCAATGTACGACCATCTTCGGCAGTTGATCCGTCCGCCTCATTTCGCGTTGGCAAAAACTCGCCCTCTTTGTCAAACACGTCTTCTTCTTTAATACTGCTACGTTTATCAACTATATTAAGTAAATTGGTTAGCCATATAATTTCTTTATAGCTATTGAACATGGGCGTAGCTGACAACAAGAGAAGACGAATATTATCAGCATATCGACAAACACGCATTAACAATGCGGCCGTTTTCTTAGACTGTTTGTTCTCTTGCATAAGGCGAATATTATGAACCTCATCGATAATAATGAGACGATTATTAAATATTTTCCGTATTTTTCCCACTTCAATTTCTTTTTGTTGTCCAACGGTAAGGCCGGATTCTGCATCCACCATCGTTTTACGCTTAATATAATTGGCAAATTCGCCATACCCCATGAAAATATAATATTGGTTGATCAGATTGGACAATTGCGAGACGACCTTTTCGCGGGTTAGGGATTGCATTTGCGTAGGATTGATTTCACTTAGCAAAGCAGACCCGATGCATGTATTCAATGTCCACAAGTTGCCGTCGCGTTTCAATTTGCGTTCATCGAACAATTGCAACTTAAAATTGGTTTGCACATTTGGCGAGGCAATAACCATAATACGCTGGCCAATTCCCACCTGTTTCATGTAAGCCCGCATCTCTTCGGCAACCCCAATTGCACTGCATGTTTTACCTGTTCCTAGACCATGATATAACAGCATACTATTGTAGGGAGTTTGAAAGGACAAAAAGTTGCGTACGAACAATTGATGTGGCATGAGTTCAAAATCTGCATTGCACATTTTATTGGCATGTTCTTCTATGTTATTAATACTCCCGTCGTATTGCGTGTCGTGAAATTCTTTGCGCGTTGCGATTTTCACATTGAAGTTGGGGTCGTCCAATTCTGGGTACAAGAAATCGTAATTATCGTTGGCCTTCACATTTGTATGTTCAAGCATTTCCTTGTTAAAGAGAAACTGGTTATGATTTTTGGATTCAATGTCGGTTGGTGCAATCCCTATTTGTTCTTGGAGACCCTGCTCTAGTGATAACATGGGTATAGTTAAATCCGGTAGTTCAGCATTGTCAAAACTTGCTTGGTCTTCGTCGTCGGACATAACCACATCGTCATCTTGTTCGACCACAACATTGTCATCGGACATAACCACATCGTCATCTTGTTCGACCACATTATTGTCATCTGACATAACCACATTGCCATCTTGTTCGACCACAGTGTCTTCTACTTGTGCAGACGGTTCGCTCACCATATCTTCCAAATAAAGGAGCTGTATAATAAGTTCATCATTCAAAGTTCCATAATAAGTATTTTTTGCACGATCACTATTTCCCAATTGTGATTTCAGATCACGTATGCGTTGCGATATAGCCTTACCGGACAATTTCTTTGCACCTTTCTGCCCTTTTATTTCCATAATGCGGTCAATCAATCTTCGCAGAAACTCCATATCGTAGGTCTTGCCTCGTTTCCCATCCACTGCGAGTACAACCTTTTCACCATTTGATTCGATTTCTAATAATGTATGTTGATAACATTCTTTGTTCTCATCGCATCTGTAGCCAACCGGACAGCGCGTTCCTTCATCACATCGAAGTGGATCACTGGCAGGGAGCACAGGTTCAAGTACGAGCGGTTTTATTTCCAAAGCTTGTTGTATGAACGAAGGAGTTGTTGTAGAAGACACCTGCTTTTCAATACAAATAACCAGTTTGATCAATCTATCCTTGGTAGTAGCCTGTTGAATATATTTCTTCCCCGTTTTTTCACCGATAAGACCAGATACAATGTCGCGTAGACTCTGTAGCGTTTCACTAGCTAGTTCTGCATACCGTGGCTCATCTTTGCTCGTGATGACAAAATCCCCAGTGCATCCCAAATACTTGTCGCTACGTTTTCGCGTACCTCCTTTTCGTTTTGTAGATGATTCTTTTCGTTGATGTCGACGAGTTGTTTTTGACATAATTCAAGTATAACTAATAGAATATAAGTATATAATTTCTATACATATATTTCCTTTGGACCTTTCCTTCGAAAAAAGATTTATAGGGAGGTGTGAATTATAATCATAGATGAACAATGGGAAAGGATTGTAGAGTGGTATGAATACCGCGAAGTATGCGTTTTTTCTCTAAATTATAAGGACGAATTGACTTGATACACTCTTCATAGGTTTTCCATTCCATATCGCTTACTTCTGTAGGCTCGTACTGACTAACATCAGTTGTATCTACGTTGTTCATATAAGCCAAATAATATTTGTGTTTATAAGATTTATAATTTGATCCAGTGAATACTTCTTCAAATGGGAAGAGGTTTTTGATATTGTGAATATGTTTCTTTTTGTATCCAGTCTCCTCACAAAATTCCCTAACTGCGCAATCGTAATCCTTTTCCATAAAATTGCGTCGGCCTTTTGGGAATCCCCATTCGTTCGTATCCCAACAGGGGAACTGCATACTTTCTTCAACCATACTCTTAAGTGTATATCTTCCCAATGAATGATCAATACCTGCAGTTAGAAGATTGAATTTGTCCCTAGATAGATTTTCTTCAGTTTTATACTGCGTTGACTGCATATCAATACCCCAAACCTCGCACCAAATTTCATTAAATGAACAATTCTTCAATTTATGTTTTTCTATGTCGGTCATTTGTTTCAACATGTTCATAATATAATCCTTGTTGTTGACCGAATACTTGCCTCGCATAAAATCAATAAACCCGAGTGTATCCTTCCGGCAAATCATAAGGTATTGAAGTTCTTGGTTATGAATGCGATAAGCCACTACACCTATACTGGTTATTGGCATTTTGCATTGATGATATAAATGTCCTTGTTTTCCGCAATTATTACAATAGTTATCGCCCATGATTAATCTATAATTCCGAGTCTATTTTAATATATCTTCACGTGTCTATATATATTTCAACCAATGTTTTTTGATCCTTCTGTATGGGGGCCTCATTATTGGTTTTTTTTACATACAATGGCAGAATCCTATCCTGACCATCCTAATCCAGTGGCGAAACGTAAATATTATGATTTAGTGCAAAATATGCCACTGTTTATTCCCATTGTCGAAATCGGCAATAATTTCAGCGATTTGTTGGACAAGTACCCAGTTTCCCCCTATTTAGAGTCGAAACAATCCTTTGTACGATGGATGCATTTTATTCATAACAAAGTGAATGTGCGATTGGGTAAGCCTGAAATCTCTCTATCAGAATCCATGACAAATTATCGCGCCGCATACAAGCCTAGGCCTGTCTATTTAGCAGAAAGAATCAATATGCGGAAACACTATGTTCATGCGATTCTCATCTGCATATTGCTAGTATCGATCTATATCTGGTATGAATAAAGAGTGTCTCCTATACCAGTATCTTTTTATCCAGGTAGTGTAAGAACAGAAAAGAACAAAACATGAGATTAGAATTATGGATATTCTTAGTGGCCGGATTGGTTATTGCGAATATTTACACTGACGGTGTTTACATAAAAACAGTTCTATCCTGGAAAAAATATTATCAAATGGCGGGGGTAGCTTTCGCAGCATTTATGTTGTATATATTATTGAAAAAGAATCCGTTGCGAGCACAGCAGATTGTGAGTGCATCAAATGACTACATAAAATACTTGCCGATCGATCGCAATACGAGCAATATGATTTCTCCCATATTGGATTTCACTTCTAAAAATGGATTTGTTCATGGTGGTGATGGAGGCCACCCGATCATTCCCGTACCGGCCCAACGACAAGCCGAAACCAGGATTGTTAATTCAGGTAAAAAATCGACAAAGCGCTCTGTGAGTGAAACCAAGAAGAAATTTGTCGCATCCCGACAAAATTGGAAATGCGGTGATTGCCAGAGTCAACTTACTGCCTGGTTCGAAGTGGATCATAAGGTTCGACTGGAATACGGAGGAAGCAATCATGTAGATAATTTAGTGGCGTTATGTAGAGAGTGTCATGGGAAAAAGACCACCATGGAGAACTTGTGATCGGTTTAGTGAGTTTTCGAGATTAC